GATGATTGGGACAAAAAATGACCAGGCAAAACGAAGTCTGCTGGATCGACAAGGATCGGTTCAAGGAGCTGGTGGAAGGTGGCTCGGTGACCACGACCCTGACATCGCATCGAGCGTTCCTTGATGACGTGCCGCTGTACACGAAGACCGATTACGCCTGGCCAACCATCGAAGACTACGAGCGCGAGGCCTGGGGCGGTAACAAGGTCAACGCGGTCTTTCGGGCCGGCTGGAACATGGCCCGCACGACCAACGATATGTTCAAGGAGAAGCCATGACCAACGGCCAATACGAGGAAGCGGCCATGAGCGAACAACCCAAAGCCGTGAGCCTGCTGGAGCTGCTGCGCGGGGTGCCGAAGGATGCGAGATTGATCACGGACCACGGGCCTTTTGAAACCAGCGTCCAACCTGTGGGCCGGTACTGCCACGAAGCCGCCGACGAGATCGAGCGCCTGGGCAATCTCTGCTACGACTACATCGGCAAGCTCACAGCCCTGCGCGCTGCCAAGCAGATGCAGCAACGGATTGACGAGCTCAAAGGGCAGCGGGAAGAGCTGGAGACAGTCTACGAGACTATCGTTCACTGGGATGAAGGTGGAGGCAAGCGCAGCCGCCGAGAGCTGGCGCGGCGCATTGTCGGACTCTTTCCGGGCCGGCCTGAGTGGCAGGGGCTGACGGAAGAAGAGGTGATGAACTTCTACATGTTCTGGGTGGTGGACCTCCAGGACATCATCGGTTTCTACAAAGCCATCGAGCGCAAACTCAAGGAGCGAAACAAATGAGCAGGAGCGGCTACTCTGACGACATCGAAGACAACTGGCGACTGATCATGTGGCGCGGCCGGGTGGCCAGCTCCATCCGTGGCAAGCGTGGCCAGGCCCTGCTGCGCGAGCTGCTGGCTGTTTTAGACGCCATGCCTGACAAGAAGCTGTACCCCAACAGCTTCGCGACCGCCAGTGGCGAGTACTGCACCCTGGGGGCCCTGGGCGCGGCCCGTGGCGTCAAGATGGATGACCTGGGCGACGCAGAGGATGGCTGCGATGAGCGCCTGGTGGCAGAGCGCTTTGGCGTGGCCGCACCACTGGTTCAAGAGATCATGTGGATGAACGACGAGTTCGTGGACGATTGGTACTGGAAAGACATCGAGCTGCACGGGCCACCCACCGAGCGGGGACCCGACTGGGGCCGGCCCCTGCGCCACAGTGTTCGCGTACAAGACGGTACCGCCCCTGAGCGCCGCTGGCGCGTGATGCGCGATTGGGTGGCCAAGCAAATCAAGGAGAAGGACCATGCCTAGACCACCCACTGCACAACTGGACTGGAGCCTGTACGTTACCTGCCCGAAGTGCGACGAGTCCAACGACTTGGCAGAGCCACAACACGACACCGAGCACGACATCTCGGGCCACATCTTCAACAACCGATGGGAGCGACTCAAGGACTGGGAAGTGACCTGCGAACACTGCGAGCACGAGTTCAAAATCGAAAAGGTGGAGTACTGACATGACCGACATCAACGACCTGCTGATCGACGCCGAGAAAGTGATGCGCCAGTGCCAACGCGGCACAAGGAACTACCAGGAAGCCAACGACCTGCACGCACAGTGCTATGGAACCATCGGAGCCCTGATGCTGGAGCTCAAAGCCATGATCGTGCTCCACGGACCACGGACCGAGGGCGCGCAGCAGGACCTCTTTGGAGACAGCAAATGACAGCCATCTTCCCTGCCTCTCAAGAGCACGTGGCCGAGATGCGCAAGGCCATCTACGACCTGGACTTCTGCCTGTGGCGGGCGCGTGCCGAAGCACAGCATGGCAGCAGCTACCACACGCAACTGGGCTTTGCCATCGACGCCCTGATACACCTGCAGAAGGTATTTGGCCTGGCCACGCCGTCACCCGACACCAGCGGCACCCGCTCCTGGTTCACGGCGGACGAGCTGAACGCATGGGCCAAGGAACGCGAAGAACGCATGAAACCCGCCCTCCCCAAAACAGGAGACCCCCATGCTGACTGACAAGCAACTCGAAGAGCACCTGGCCCGCGTGGCAGGGGCCGAATCCGTCACCCTGCCGGCCGACACCTGGCAAGAGGTCCTGCAAGAGCTGGAGCAGCGCCGCCGGGGCGACTTCATCCGCGTGGGCAACTACTATTGCAAGGCCTTCCAAGGCGGGGAGAATTACTGGATCGGGAACACCGAGACCGGCGAGGGCATGCAAATCGGCCACCACAAGCTCTACCGCTACATCAACGACATCTGGAACAAGGAGTTCTGACCATGCTGAGACCCGCAACTTTCTCAACGCAAGAGCCGCCCGTTCCAGTGGAAAGCCTGGAGCTGCGCGAGTACATCCAAGCCCTGCGCCGCCGGATTGAAGTGCAAAACGACCTGGCCGAATCCCTGGCCAAGGAGCTGCGCCAGTGCAAGGAAGAGATCGACAAGCTCTCGCTGGACCTTGGGATCAGGGACGGGCAGGGTGGACCCGCCTGGGCAGAGGTGAGGCCGTGAACGGGACCTTCGATAGCTTCCAGGAGTTTCAGGAGGCCATCAGGAAGGAGCTCGAACCACGGCCCATGGTCCAGGTGGTGGTCCTCACCATCAACGGGCACAAGGTGGTCTGTCTGGGGCCCATGCTCCACGTGCCCCACCTGGGCCTGCACGTCGGCGACATCCAAGAGATCGAGTTCGGGGAGATCATCCCCGCCAATCTGGCCGTCAAGCTGCTGGATGGGAGCCTTGCAGGGGGCACGATGCAGTGAGCGCCAAGTTCTCGATCCGGTTGTCCCACCAACGGCCATTGAGGTGTCGCAAAGGGGACTCGGGCCACGAACCATGGACCAAGAGCCAGACAACGTCCTGCGCAAGATAGCGTTGATGGCCAACCTGGATCAGATAGCGGTTGTTCGGCTGGCGCGACAGGTAAACAGGGGCACCCCGTGAGGTGTGCTTTTGCCAGTGAACACGGCCCGAGCGCCGGCTGTAGCGGAAGAGGTACGGGATCAGGGTAAGATGGTCGTCGCTCATGCGGTCGTCCTCCAATGACGATGGTGTGGGAAGTGAGGCCCCGGTGTGTCGAGCACCGGGGCTTTGCGCATTTTAGGGCAGGAAAGGGTGGAAGAGCAGGGGTCACGGACCACGGACCGGGGTTTGAGCCGCGCTAGTTACCAATTGGCTGGAGAAAAAAAATTTATTTTTTTTTTTTTGAAAAGTGCAGTAATGAACGTAATGGTGTAAGAACCTTTATAGATCAATGGGTTAGAGCTATACAGGACTTTACATGTGTGATACAGGTGTAATTCACATAAAAGTCGCGCGCGGGTGAATTTTTCAAAAAATATTTTTTCTCTTGGGTAAAAAAGACTATAGGGACCCCCTCTGGACTTGGGGCGGGCCTTCCCTGTATAGTTCGGGCATGTTGACAATTGACAGCCATGTGCCCATGCCGAAAACGCATCAGCGGGAGAAGTACCCGTTCTATGACATGCGAGTCGGCGATAGTTTCCTGATCATCAACCCGGACAAGGTCAAGAACGCCCGCAGCGCCGCCTGGATGTTTTCCCAGCGGCACGACGGGGTGCGCTTTTCCATCCGCTGGCGCGAGGCCGACAAGGGCTGGCGCGTGTGGAGGGTGGCCTGATGAAGACCAACAAGGACGACAAGTTCTTGGCGGGCAAAACCCTGGGCGGACGGCCGGCCGTGGTCGAGGCCCGAATCACTGCGCCTGTGAAGCCGCACAAGCCCCGGCTGCTGACGCCGCAGGAATGGAAGTTCGTCGAGGAATTTTGCGCTGAAGACGGCCGGCTGAACATGCGCGAGGTGGCCATCCGGGCCGGGTACAGCGAGGCCTGGGCAAAGAACCGAGCCCGCGAGCTCACCGACCCGGAGCTGAACCCGCACATCGTGGCCGCGATCCAGGAGCGCCGCAAAGAGCTGGGCGAAAAATACGGGACCACGTACGAGCGGCACATGCGGGACCTGCAGTTGATCCGGGATCAGGCCCTGCAAGCCGGCGCGTATGGCGCGGCCGTGCAGGCCGAATACCGCCGGGGGCAGGCCCTGGGCACGATCTACATCGACCGCAAGGAAATCAGGCACGGGACCATCGACAGCATGTCCAAGGAAGAGGTCATGCGCAAGCTGGAGGAAATCCGCCGCCTGTATGGCCAGGGCGGGGGCCCTGTGATCGACATCACGCCCCGACAGTTGGAATCGGACCCTGAGCTGGCCGAGCTGCCGGACACCGCCCCGGCCGAAGACCCTGAAGACGACAGCGCCGACGAGCGCCCGCCCGAGAACGGAGAACCCCATGCCAGTGAAACCGGAGAGCCGCCTGTACAACCGGGTCCGGGAAAACCTCGAAAACTGCCGTATATCCCGGATTGAAAACCGGGTGAACCTGGGGATTCCGGACTGCCTGATCGCCATGAAGCCCGAGGGCATTTTCGTGCCCGTCGAGCTCAAGGTGGTGCGCCGTGGCCGCAAGGTAGAGCTGCGCCCGCATCAGGTGGC